CCATCATCGTGGAGATGAAGGAGTTCACGGACTCGGAACCAAGGGCTTCCCAAAGCACTACGGATTTACAGAACAAGACCTGCTTGACGACGTAAACAAGGAACTGAATGAAAGCAATAGCGATAGCCACAACCCAAGGTAAGTGTCTTCCTGTCCTAGCCGCCTCCGTGACCTTCTACGTCCCGCAGGATGTGACGGTATTCCTAGCGGGTAGCGACATTATCTTCCCGCGCCATAGGACTGTGAACCTGCCTAACGACGCGACTAACTTTGGCGATGCCTATAACGCCGTGGTCAAGCGGGCGTTCGAGGAGTTTGACGAAGTTGTGGTCTGTAACGACGATATTGTGTTCAACCCTAGCACCTGGAAGCTACTTGGCGAGGACGTTGCGTTTCTGCGAGACAAAAGCATCCCCCTCGGCTGGGTAGCCGCTAGGAGTGATTATGCCCGAGGATTGCAGAACATTAGGCTAGGGCAGGGAAAAATGGAGTGGTTTAGGTACGAGACCGAGAACCTTATTAACATCACCGATGTTATAGCACCGATTTGCGGTTACATACACAAGGACGCATGGGTAGACTTTCCGCCCCTGAACTGGTACTCGGACGACGTGCAATGCTTGGACATCCAAAAGAAGGGCTTCCAGCACGCCATCAGCAGGGCTTACGTCCACCACGTCGGTTCTCAAACGTGTGGATTTAATGCCAAAGAACTTATACAATCTGCCCAACCTTGGATTAAGGAAAACAGACCGGAGTTATACGACTTATGGTTTCGGAAGACAGACTGAAAAATTGGGCATTTTATTGTGTGTTTGGCCCTCCTCTTGGCCCAGAGGTTCGTACCCGCGCAGCGAGTGCAGAAGGCAATTTTCAATCCGAGGACGTTTTCGACGGGGAAGAACCCCGGCTTGAACCAGACATGGTTGACGGGCAGGAAGTAGAGAACGCGGTTAGGGTTTTACCCGATATAAGTCGCAGGGTTTTGAAGGCAAGGTATATACAGTACCCGTATAACTTGAGCCACAATGTAGCCCAGAGATTACGGATGAGTGCGGATAGGTTAGAGGCAGAATTACACATAGCCAAGAGGAGGCTGTATGACCGATTACAAAGAAATAGTCCAGGGAACAGAGGAATGGTTACAGGCGAGACTGGGGTTTTGCACCGCGAGCAAAGTTAGCGATGCCTTGGCGGGCAAGGACACAGAGACCCGCAAGAACTACCTTTGGCAGCTCGTAGCAGAAAGACTCACCAAGACCCAACAGGCGGGTTTTGCGCCCAACGCGGCCATGATTAGGGGTACGGAACAGGAACCCATTGCTAGAGCCGCATACGAGGCTCACACGGGCGTTTTCGTAGACCAAGTAGGGTTCGTCCCACACCCGACAATACAATGGCTAGGAGCGTCTCCTGACGGCTTGGTGGGGGATGAGGGTCTGGTAGAGATAAAGAACCCAAACACGGCCACGCACCTGCAATACAGGAAGGCGGGCAAGGTTCCGACCAAGTACAAGAACCAGATGATGCTCCAACTAGCCTGTACGGGTAGGAAGTGGTGCGACTTTGTGAGCTTTGACTCCAGACTGCCGGTCAGCAAGATGCTGTTCATCGTGCGGTTTGAGCCGGAGCAAAAGGAGATAGACGAGATGTTGGACAAGATTAAAGCGTTTCTAGCAGAAGTGGAGGCCGAGTGTGACGATTGACGACCTGGCGGTAGAGGCGGGACTGTTTCTCAAGGAGGGGGAGTTGTTGTTTAATTTTCACGAAGACTCAAGAACCCAGTTGCAAAAGTTTGCGGAAATCGTGCGCGAGGAGGAGATGTTGCGGTGCGCGAGGATGGCAGAGGATTGGGGATTTAAGAGCTTGGCTCAGGAGATGAGGGGTTGAGCCAGCAGGTGATGATAGAAGCCCTGTATCAGGAGATTGTGGGGGTTCTGGGCAAGTTTGACGAGGCACTCCCTCTAGCCTCTGTTGTGGGGGTTTTAGAGGTAATCAAGTTTCAGCTTTTGAACAATACGGAGGAAGACGAATGAGAGACGGACTTATAGCTGCACACTTCTACGCGCAGGACGCGGCATGGTTCTTACTATTTATGCTTGGCGTTATTATCTTCGCGGGGTGGACAGAGTGGCGGCGTGGTTAATAGCCGGTATCGGTGTTGTATACCTTGTGGTAGCGGTGCAGTTGCTATTACAGGGTAAGGTGGGTCTTGGCGTGGCTTTCTTAGGTTATAGCCTTGGCAATGTGGGTCTTTATTTAGCAGCCAAATAGGAGAAGTAAATGGAATACGATAATACGAATAGCGGTGTGTTGTTTAAGAACGAGTCGGACAACGAGAAGGCTCCGGCGTACAAGGGCAAGTTAAACGTAAACGGGACTGAGTACCAACTAGCCGCGTGGATTAAAACGGGCAAGTCTGGGCAGAAGTTTATGAGCCTAAAGGTGGAACTGCCGAAACCCAAGGCAGAGCCTAAGCAGCAAGCCTTAGAGGACGACATCCCATTCTGACACAGCAACAACTAAAAGCCCTGTTTGATTACAGGCGCGGACGACTTGTGTGGAAGCCTCGACCCATTGAGGCTTTCGCCAAGTATTCTGCTTACGTCATGTGGAACCGCAGGTACGCAAATAGGGTAGCCGGTCACATAACCCCTCGCGGTTATCGCAAAATCGCTATATTTAAGAAGCCTTACTTTGCCCACAGGATTGTCTGGGCGTACCACTACGGGTACTGGCCGGAGCAGGTTGACCACATAAACTGCAAGTTCGCGGATAACAGGATAGGCAACCTCAGAGAGGCCACGCAGACCGAAAACCGTTGGAACTCCAAACGCAGAATCAAAACCAAGTCAAACGTGAAGGGTGTGTATAAGAGGGGAACAAGGCTTTACGAGGCGCACATAATGGCCAACGGAAAGAGGTACTATTTTGGGAGATTTGTTCGAAAATCTGACGCAGCCAGAGCCGTCACCACCGCAAGAAAAGCGTTGCATAAAACATTTGCTAGGGCTGGTTAATAGAGGAACCTTTACCGCTACCCCAGAGGAGTTCTATCAGATAGTGTTATCGGAGCATGAGGCAAAAATCGAGGGGCTTGCGAGATACGTTTTGACGCTTCCAACGAAGGAGGCGAGGAGGAAGTGGCTAGACCAGTTTGAGGCCAAGCACAATTTGACCGTAGCAGAGGAGTTACGGGAGAGGATTACTCAGATTCATAGAGAGCGCGTTCGTGCTTCCTCCGTTTAACTAGACCAGGCAGTTCCTTACCACCGGCCTTAGTCCACGCCATAAATCCTTCCGCAGCACCCTCGAAGTCGCCACGGTTGTGCTTCATGCGGATGGTTGACCTTTGGAGGTTGCCAAGCCCGACGTTGAAGGAGAAGGAAACCAGAGCGTCAAAGCGGCCTTGAGTAAGTCCACTTGGACAGAGGCGCAGAACACCTCGCTCGAATGTAGCCAAGTCTGCTGCAAGGATAGCATCGACCTCAGCCATGCTAAGAACTCTGTCCCACTCTGGGGGCAGGGGTATATTTTTGCGTTCATCGAGCTTCACCCTGATATGGTTGGGGTCTATGACGTGCCCTACACCGACAGTCCAAAGCAAGGCGGGGCAGCGGTAAGGTTTTGTCCTTACCCCTTCGTCCTTCTTGATGCCCTCAATCGCTTTCTTGCTGACCTTCACTTCTTACCCCATTGGCGGCTCCCGAACCAAAAACTTACGATACCGCTTAGTAGTGCCATCTCGTCCTCGGAGAAGATTACGTCCGTGGCGGCGATGAACTGCTCCACGTCCATGCTACCTAACCCACCACGGAGCAAGAAGTAGGTCAGCGCGATGTTAATCATCACCAACTCTATTACGAAAATAAAGGTAACTGCCGGGCGCACTATACCGTTCAGGTTTACGACCCAGTTGGAAGCCCGAGCCATGATAGCCTTGTCGTGGTCTAAAGCCGCGCTCTGGCGGTCTGCGTCGGTCTGGAGTGCAATCTGGTCTGTACGAATCTCCTCGACCTTCTGCTGGGCAAGGAAACCGCGTTCTGCAAGGGCTAACTCGCGCTCGGTCTGCATCTGGGCTAACTTCAACTCTTGGGCCTTGTCAGCCTTGTCTTGGAAGAAGTTTAGGACTTGCGGTAAGCCAGAGGCTAGGAATCCAATAGCGGAGGAAATTAGGGATAGCATTACAGGTGTCCTTTAAAGATGTAGTAAGTAGTGACTATGATTAGCGAGGCTATGAAGCACATAACCTTGAGTTCACGGAGTTTCTTTAGGTCACGCCCCAGTTCGTCGCGCCCCTCCTTGACCTCCTTCATCTGGCGTTCCTTGATGGATTGGATGTCCTTCCACTCAAACTCTGCCTTTTCCTTGCCGTAACGCTCTACAAGCTGTTGGAATAGGTCGTCTTCGGCTTCCTTCACTTCCTTGAGTCTTCTCCACTCTGCGAAAGCCGTGAGGATGGTGGTATCACCTTTGACTACCCGTTGTTTCTTCTGAAACTCTTGCTTGGCTTGGAGTTCTGCGACCCCTAGTTTTTGAATATCTTGGACTACTGATTCTATTTCCTTACCTGCCGCAATCGCGCTTTTTATACCCTGCGCTGCACTTTTTGCCGAGGCTACTAAATCACTCATTTATCCCACTTTCTCTCCTCGAAAGTAAGCCACCCCATTTATTACTTCGCATAGTTCTGGAGGTAATAACATACCATTTTTGAATGTCAGGACACAGAATCCTGAGCACCAGTTAACTGGGTTTTCTTCTAAATAAACAAACTGGTCGCCACCAGGTTCTGCAAGGGTTCCAGTATCTATTCCGTATCTGCGCCCATTGTAGTCAACCCAAGGGGTAACCATCAGTTTGTGCAGGTGTCCCGTGACGATGCTTCTGCCAGACTTTAAGGCGTTGTTATAAGTTGCGTGCTGCCCGTTGTGCCACCGATGCTTGACTATCAGCGAGTTGTTTATGTCTATTCGCCAGCCCGTGTGCCATCCTGGGAAGTACGCAAACAAGTCCGAAAACTCTACTAAAGCGTCTGCATGGGTAGCGATGTAGTTAAAAAGGCGTGTATCGTGGTTCCCATACGTCCACAGCTTAGTAGCGTTCTTAGAAGCGTTTGCAATCTCGTTTAGACGGTCTTGGCAGGCTTCTATCTCTTGCTTGGGGGTAGGTGGGTTAGTTCCCATCAGGGCGGCGTGGCGGCTGATTCTAGCCCCGTCAAAGACATCCCCGTTTAGGATGATTGTCTTGGGCTTAAATTCTGTCAGCAGGGAAACAAACGCCTTGTGCGCTACGGTTTCCTCGCCAGGCCAGTAATGGCAGTCGGAGGCTATAAAGACATGACCGTTCTCAACGGTGTGGGATATAACCCTGCGGTTATCTGGGATGTATGTGTTGGCGATGCTGTGCTGTCTTGCGGCAAAGGAGGGTAGGGATACGTCCTTTAGTGCCGCCCGCCTTCGGTAAACCGTACCTACGTCTATGCCTAAAACCTGCGCTACCTTCTGTGGACTGCCGTATGTCTTAAACGCCGCTATTAGTTCCTCGTCCGACGCCTTTTTTAGTGCTACCACGCTTCCTCCCGCTTAGAGTCATTACGTCAATCGGCTCATGGGAAGAT